CCTGATACGTCTAAACCGCCAGAGCCTCGCTGCTCAATAAAGCAGTTATTACTACCGTCTTTATAAAGTTTTAAATCTGTAGATGTTCCATCTCCCACTGTTACTGTAGTAGCTGCAACATTACCTGAAATGTATACGTCTTTCCATCCTTTACCACTAACGCCTAAGTCTGTAGTATTATTCGTAGCCGGTTGTACGCTAGAGCCTGTAAAGACCCAATCGTTTGTAGAGATTTCAAGGCTCTTAGAAAAATCTTGGTTTCCAATTTTACCAATCGCACCGCCTTCACCTACTGCCCCACTATGCGTATGACCAGTTTCCCCTGAACCCGCATAGCTAAAAGCAAGCTGTATTTGGTTATATTCGGCGTTAAATATTGAAGCATTTATTACTAAGTTATCTTGGATTTCTGCTGTTTTTTGTCGTGTATAATTATTGCTTGGCATTATTCTTTATCTCCGACCCGAAGGGTAGTAATCAATATAAAGTCCGTTGATGGCAAACGGAGCTGCTGTATCATTGGTAGTTATTTTAAAATTAAGTGTATGTCCGCTTCCTTGAATAGGTTGGAGTATCATTGGGTTTGCAGCCCCACCAAAAGAACCAGCACCAAACTGGGAAATTCCAAACACAGAAGGGCTAGAAGCCGGTGAAAGCAAATAAGGATCTGGCTGAGCTACATTTACATCTCCATAATCATAAATTACATGTAGCGTAGGTTGCATAAAGCCTTCTGGAGTAACTGACACTTTTACAGAGTAAGGAGTTTTTCTAGTTCCTAAGTCTCCAAAATCAAAATTGGGCGTATCATAAGTAGAAGGAATCGAAAATATTTCACTAACTGAGCCTTCAGAAAAACTTGCGCCTACATCATGGCAGTATATATATCCTTTATTATCTCCATGATATGATTTCTCAACACCTAACTCATCAAAATCGGAAGCTAATGCAGGGGCTTGTATACCTATTGTTTCTGACCACTCAAACCCTTTACCAGTAAATGTACCTATGATGCCTTTAGAGTCTTCTCTTTCTTCAGAGTCTTTAGAATAGAATAATCTATACTGCGACTTAGACCTAAGAACTTCGCTAGAAATATTATATTCATTTATGTTTTTAGCTATGGTTACAATTATAGGTTGTATTGCCCTACTTACAGAACTTAACTCAACGTCACCAATACGTGCTGTAGCAGCTAGTGTCCGTATACCGTCAGGGCTAAGGAATACTAAATCACCACCTATTTCCTGTATGCTATATGCGCTAATACACCCTACGTTTTGGGTTACAGGAACAACCGCTGTATTAGTGGGATCTTCTATATTAATTAAACGGTAAATAGAATTGTTACAAAAAATAAAAACTTCATCTCTAAAAGTTTTTAGTGCAACAATCTTTTGGTCTAAAGCAATACTGCCCGAACCAGTACCAGATAGACTTTCAGGGTTATTTATTGCTGCAATATAAACTGTATTGTCTGCGTGAGTAATAAACTGAGTTCTATAAAGTACACCTGTTGCCGCACCTACTCTTTCGTCATCAGTGTCTGCTAGCGTATGTCCATGAAAAGTTCGGTTAGCTAAAGGATCTCCTAGAGTGCCACCAAGCACAAAATAATAAGGCGCATTAACTCCATCTAGTATTATTATATGGCCTGTGCTCTCTATGAATACGAAGCTACACTGTCCTTGGTTTGTCCGTACAGTTATAGGTGCATCATTATTGGCCCCATCATTCCACTCAGCCAAAGTTAAATTGTCTGTTTCGTGTCCGCCTGTATGAACATACTCCCTATTAATCTGTGTCCAAGTTACACCATCTTGGGTTAGATATATACCATCATTTACGCAGGCAATTATACAGTCTAAGTATTGTGTAATGCCTAGTATTTTATTTTCACCATCAGGTCGAGTATGCGTAGGATAACCAAAAGGTAAGAAACCATTTATACGCCTGTAACCACCATCTATATCAACTTCATAGTTAATTAAATCTCTAGCAGCGCCGGGAATTTTAAGTATCTCCAGCTCATTGAGATTTTTATTTAGCCCACCTGTGCAGGCAAAACCAAACGGTTGCGAAACAGCCATTAAATATATCTCACTCTATCGTCTTTAAAGTACATTGGCGTAGGCTCAAGAAGGTTAGACCTCATGCTTCTATATCCTTTCTTAAAGTCGTCTAGTGCAAACGCAGCATGTTGTGGGTTATCTTTAAACTGCCAAATATAATATCGTGCTTTTGCTAGTAGTACAGCACTATAGATTTCGGGGAAAACAATAGCATCCGTGGCTACTGACATTTTTGCGGGTAACGCCCAAGCATAAAACCACACTTTATATTCTTTATCTGGGATAGGACTCAGTCCAAACTTGCGTCCGTCGGGGCTACGTATTACATACTTAGGTTCTCCGTAGCCTTTATTATCTGCGTCATCTACATTTTCTTGCTCTCGTTGAAAGTCTTTCCATTCTTCGGTCGTCATGTACCGCAGATTTTGTCCCACATACGGGGCCGTTTCGCCTGTAACGCCTACTGTAGTTATGTAGAAGTTATCCCAATCTACAGAGCCATAATCAGTTGCGTGTGTAGATGCTTGTTTTAAATCATACCAGCGTGTGCCTTCAGTAGTGGGACGAGCTACGTTGCCGTACATTGGGTCTACTGTGCCGCTTTCGTCTACAGCTAAAAAGGGCCACTGTGGTTCGTCAACAACAATATCAAAGTATGCTCGATTTACAGAGTCTTTAACGTGCTGCTGTACACCTACGGCGCTTGCAAAGTTAGCGGCAGTTAGCGGTACTTCATTAAGCTCACGTAAAAGCTCATTAGTTAAATCTAAAAATGTTGAAGACATTTATTTTTCCTCAGTAGCTGGCTTGTCTTTTTCTTTCTTACCAAAAATACGATCATAATTTTCATCGTAGTTTTTTTTATTTGTGCCTGACCATTTGTTGCTCGGAAGTCTGACTGTTCCGTTGTTGTCCATACGGACGGGATTTGACTCACTACCTAGTATATTACTCAATTTATAATCCTCTGTTTTAAAGATTGGGGGGCTTTTACACCCCCCGCACTTTTAGTTAGCGATGTGAGCTTTAGCTAATGAATTAGGCCGAATAACTTTCGAGCCAAAAACATGCAAGCCACGACAAATATCACCAAACGTAGTGGGGCTTCGCAGCACCTCTGTGTTGACGATTGTTTGTGCGGTAGCTGTAGCTGAGACAGAACCTGCTAACACCTCGTAAGTATTGGAGGCTGGGATGATGTTGTTAGACTTATACATTTCAAAGCCTCGCAACTTACCTGAGCTTACCAATCCATTACGAATTGAACCAGAACCCGCATTGTAGTCTACTGACAACAACTTAGAATCTGACTGACTTAACGCTTCATAAAAAGATGGAGGCGCTACAAAGAACCGTCCTTCTTCTGGTACGTTTTGGTCATCGAGAAGGCGAGCAAGTCGAGCCATAACATCTAGAGGATCAATGCTATTCAACGCCAAACCACCAGCGCTTAAATCGGTACCGGCGGCTAAAGAGGCAATGTCAGTAGCGCTCTCCGAACCAATAACGTGGTCAGGGGCGGGAGTGCCATCAGATACACCAGCAAGCATTACATCGAGAACCGCTTTATCATATGCGTCTTTAAGTGCATATGCCGCTGAGCTAGCAGCTACTTCTTTCCAGTTTACGTGTGACATGTTGGCTTCAATGTCATCAACAACAAACTTAAAAGCTTTTGCTTTATCAACAATCAATACTTGCTCTGTGTCTGTGAGTGTAGTTGCACTTACATCCTCACCACGATTATAATCACTAATAGTAATTAGTGGTTCATCAATGATCTTTACAGAATCACCAAAAGAACTGATCTCACCTTCGTAGTCAGTATTTGTGATTGCTTCTACTACAGATGCCTTACGGAAAAAGTTTAAAACCTTTTTCGAGTAAATTTCAGGCATGAAATTGTTACCTGAAAAGTTTTCGTTGCTGCCTTCGTTAAAATATCGTGCCATGATTAATTACCTCAAAATATAAAAAAGAAAAGTTAAGATGTCACTCTTCCTTCTCGAACGGCTAGATCAATTTCTTGTTCAAACCTATCATAATCGTCCATAGAAAGAGAGCTAATCTCTTTACGTGACCAGATTCGTGGTTCTTTAGCATCTACAGATTTTGTTTTTGTAGATACCATGTCTGCCGCCGATCCGGTAGATT